GTATTGGCGAAAGATAAACGATAGTGTACTTCTCTTTCATTAGACTACTTCTGCTTCTTCAGCACCACTTTCTTTGATTTGTGATTCAAACTCATTTTTAAGTTTTAAAATTAAATCAATAGAATGTTTAGCGGGTAATTCAGCCAAACCTGATAGAATCATTTGAGCCTCTTGCTCGTTTACGTTAATTGTTAGTGTCATATTATAATGTGCTTTCTATTTTTACTTTAGGATTCAAAGCCTTTAATGTGGCAATATAGTCAGTTGTCAATACTGCAAGGATGTCTTTACCTACAAACTTAGGGTCTGTATCTTCCTCAATCTTTTGAACTTGGAAAATATTGTTACCTGTTTCGTTGAAAACGTGGCTTCCTATAAAGCCTTGTGGCACTTGTTTCCCTTCAACTTCTTTTGTTCCCAATGAAGTTTGGTAATTTACTGTTAATAAACCAACTTTTGTTGATGTTTGCATTTCTTCGCTAACTGCTAAGAATGATGCGGGTGTTACTTTTATCATTTTTATAAAATTAGATTGTTTAAACTCTTATTCCTACTACCTTATCGCCATTCGCTAATATATTTGCCGCTGTATCTTGATATAAATCACCTATTGTTGCAGGTCTTGTTGTTGGCAAACTTGCTGCTCTTATTGCTCCGTTGAAAATAGCTTCAAGTGTTGTAGGGTTTAATCTTAAAGCATCATTTCCAAGACGTATTTGCGTTGCGCTTACATATTGAAGCATAGTATACCCATTTGCATAATCATTTATAGCATCTGTTCTTACAGCACCAAGAAATCTACTGGTTCCACCACCCCCAACGCCAATAGTTGCAATTTCACCTATTGCGCTTGTATAAAATACAGCAGCGTTATTTGCAGCCTTTGCTACAACAGAAAGTCTATTACCATAAGCATTTCTGTTTCCAATCGTAACATTATTTTGGTAGTCCCAATATTGAGTTGTTGTGCCGTTAAATTGAGTTTCCCAAGCACCGTTACCATCACCAATAAATGTAGTTTGATTATTACCACTTAATGCAGAACCAATTCTTAAAAAATAATTCAAAGCATCTGATATAATGTTTATTTGACCTTTTGGTTTTGCTGCAGTTCCTATTTGTAAATAACTATTGCCAGCGTTAGAATTATCTAAAACAATCTGCGTTGTACTTAACTGCAACGGACTTGCATTTCCATCACCATCCGTTACCGCTTGTAAAGTCCCCGATAAATTGCCGTTTAAAGTATTCAAGTTTAGAATACCCTTGTAATTTGTGCCTATGTTTTGACCGTTTAAATTTGCCATATTATTATTTTTTATTTATGTTTAACCCCAAGTTTGAGTAGTAGCACTACCCCAATTATTTGCCGTTGCAGTTCCCCATACGAAAGGTAATGGAGGCGCACCTCCACCCATTCTTCTAAATGGTATTCCTATGCCTATTCCTGTTCCTGTTCCCATATTGCAAATTTATTATTTTTTTAACCGATTTTATAAATATTTGTTCCATCGCTAACTAATCTCACAAATTTATTGTGCGCCAAAGTTTCAAATGCCGAACCATCACTATATTTTATATGAATATTATCGCCCATTGTTGCAGCGTTTAGCACGGTAATTTCTATACTATTCCCGTCATCAAATGCGGTCCAATCTGCCGCAGCAGGTAGAGTTATGTTAGGTCCGTCAGTTGCGATTATGTTTTGGCTTATCGGTTGTAAAGTTGTGTTTGTATCTATTACGGTGGTTTTTTTAGTGCCGCCTTTAAAAGTTACGCCATCCAATTGAACCCCTACATCTCCTATGGACCTTCTTAGTTGTTCGTTTGTATCTCCTCCTGGCTCTTCTACTTCATCGCCAATATCTTCTATGTTTACTCGGTTATAATCTACCATAAACCATTCGGCATCCCACATCTCACTTTGTGCGGTGTATTCGCCTCCGTTTAAAATGTAGCTATCTCCGTCATAAGTTACTAAGGTATGAGGATTGATTGAACTTGAACCAACTATGCCGCCTTGATACTTTTGGGTTGCTTTTACTTGGTTGCTCATTACCTCTCTTAACCTAAGTAAGATAAGATTATAAGCCGTTCCTGCATCTTTTATTCTCCATTGCCCCGTGCTTGGGCTTGCACTCATATCATCGCCTGTTTTAATTCCACCATAGTAAGACTCGTCATACATCTCGCCAAATGTCGCATCTGGTAGTTCTATATCGTAGGAATTTATAGTAGTTGCCGTGTTTTGAACTTTGTAAGTAAACGATTCATCCCCATTGTCTAAATTAGTAATAAACTTTAACGTGGTAGTGCCGTTTAATCTTACTGCAACGTGGTCTAATGGGTCGCCTGTGTTAAAATCTAAAACTTCGTAGACTTCTATTTCAAAACTACTATTACTATAATCGCCCGAAGGAATTGCATCGGTGTAAAAGTTAATAGGAAAGTTTACTAATGTACTTTTAGATTCTTTGTAAAATTCTGCAAAATCTGTAAGAGTTGAACTCCAAGAATTAGTATTACTAAAAATGTCCTTAAGTAGAATATAACTTGTACCCAACTGAAGATAAATTCTAACGGTTATCACTGCTCCGTGTGCAGGATTAAATGCCGTATCTGTAATGTTTATACTTAATTCCGTTGAAAAAACTAATCTATTATTGACGCCTCCTATTATGTCATTTGGCAATGGTTGCGTATAAGGCATAGTGCTTGCCGCATTTAACATATTAGAATTAGTAAAAGGAAACTTTATACTAACATTTTTAAGCGGTGGAAAATAGCTAAAAATGTTTCCACTTATTACTTTAGGAAGGCTTGTAGGTGTATTGTTTACAAATACCTCATCCGTAAACATTACTGCGTCTACAAATACTCCTGTAGTGTTATAAAATCTTTCGTAGCTTGGAGTAACTTGCTCATAAGCCCCTATTTGAAGAAATCTATAAATTCCGTTGCTAAAGATTAAACGAGCGCCAAAGCCTAAACAAATTTGTTCTAAAACTTCGTATTGGCTTATTCTTACCCTCTCATTTTTCTCAATTTTGGTAAAAGCCCAAGTATCTAAATAAGATTGCGCAAATGGGTCTGTTTCATCCGTTCTTGCTGGCATATTAGCCTCGTACCATTCGATACAAGTTGAAAATAAATTAGTGTAACTTGTGCTAAAATAAAGAGGTGTGTTTTTTAGACATTCGTGTATGATGTTTTTTATACTTGTAACCGAATGTTCCTCTAATGGGTCTGCAAATTCTACGTTAAAATCAAAATTCTTAAGTCTGTTTAATCCATCCGAAGCGGTAATGGTCCAATCGTAAGAGATTGAGCTATCATCGTGTTTTGCGATGTCGGGAAGAATAACCCCACACCACCACAATGAGCCACTTTTAAAGACTTCAATTGTATATTTATTCTCGTTGCCTTGGATTAAAGTATCTTGAAGAAAATTATATAAAGCCACTCCATTTGAATCTTGAGTAATTTTAATCGGTAGTGTAAGTTGGCTCGGTTTAATCGGTTGATAAATTTCATCACTTTCTTGGAAGTATCTTAACTTAAATCCGTCAGAGCCTAACTCAAAATTCTTTATCGCACCGCTATAATCAGAATTGAGAATGTCAACTCTGTAAGCTACGTTGGTTTGAGTGCCGTAAAATGTACTTCTAAATTGAACTCCCATTATCTTCTATTATCCCTTCTCGTTGTGTTTGTACTAATAACTAAATCTTGACCTCTTACCGTTCCGTCAAGTGTAAAGAATGACTGCCCGCCACCTGCAAAAACAGGTATTGTTTGACCTCCTCCACCACCAGAGTATGAACCACCTCCGCCACCACCTTTTGAGCCTGGCGCTTGACCGCTTGCTTGCATTGCTCCACCTACTATACCTAAGGCTATACCGCCTGCAACAAGTCTCATACCTTCTACGGCCGTAACTTTTGCAAACAACATCGGAATACCTATCGCTATCATAGCCGCCCCGATTTGGAGTGCTATACCTCCAAGCATCTTGACCATTGCTTTTCCTGCATCTTCTAATCCTCCAGACATTAAAGCCGCTCCAAATGATGCACTTGCATTTGTTAAAGCCGATACAATAAACTGCTGCCAACCTCCAATTTTTTCTCCTAATTCATCGAAGAAAACTCCAACTCTATTAACTTGACCTCCTACTGCATCGCCCATTCTTACAAACGCATCAGGCATTTCTTGTATAAATTTAGGCATCTCAAAAGAAAATGATTTTTTTATAATTTCGGCATCTCCTATAAGACCTTGAAATACTATTTTATTTGCTTTTTTTAACCTTTCTGCCTCTTCTTTTGCTAAAGTAGCTCTTTCGTTTGCATAGTGCTTAAAAATAGCATTCCTACGCATTTGATAAGTCATTTCTGTAATCTCGCCTTTAATTTGTGCGTCTACAAGAGCGGCTAACTCATCCTTTTCTCCTTGGTTTACGGTAGCTAAAGACTTAGCATATCCGTCTTTCATTGCTCTAACTCTAAGTTCTTGTGTTTTCTTTACTACGTCAAGAGTTTTTTGCTCGCTATCATCTATCTGTTTAAAAGAGTCTGCAAGCCTTTTATTTGCGTCTGCTTGCTCATCTGCAATAGCATTATAAATAACAACTCCAGCAACTAAGGCAGCCAACCCTACTAAGGTAACTTGCATTGTAGTGCTTAAGGCAACAAAAGCCCCTTTTAACATTTCTATGCTTTGAGCCGCTTGTGCTATACCTTGTAAAGACATCATAGCAGCTATTGCTTTTTCTGCATTAGCCGATTCAAGCCCTATCAAAGTCATAGCACCTACAAAACCTTGAGCCACGCCTGCTGCACCCGATATAGCATCCGCAGCTACTTTAAATTTTTTCTCTGGATGGAAAGCGTTAATAGCATCTTGAACGTCATCTAATTTATCTCTTAATTCAGCGGCCGCTTGTGCTGATTGTCTAAATGCTTCGCTATCTGTTCCTAATGTTTGAGCTAATATTTGAGCATCTTTATAAGTTGCTCGGTAGTTTTGTTGAATTGATTTTAAAGAATTATTAATAGTTTCTGAACCCGATGCAGTTTGCTTTTTCGCATCGCCTACGGCTTTGGTAGCCGTTTGTCCAAACGTGGCCATTTCTTTAGAAGCAACCTTTAAGTTTTCGACTAAAGGACCAACATTTGCACCTACTAATACGTTTAATTTTTCGCTCATTTCGCTTTATCCAACTTATCCCAAATATCAATCAATTCTTTATTTTCTTCTAACCATTCGGCTCTCGTTTTTGGTTTTGCATCCCAAGGGAATCTCCACCAATCAGCAGGAAGTGCGCCTTTTCTATGAACCGTCAACACTCTTGTAGCGGTGTATCTTGCTACTTCGTACTGAATCTTTAAACTATCAAATTCTATTAACTTTTTACCCTTGTAAGTCTTTGTAAAGAAGTCAATCGAACTATTTAAAAACTTATCCTCTTCCCATCCCCAAGCATACGCCAAACACTCACATTTATCTATGAGGTCTGGCTCTTGGCGTTTGGGTCAACTTCCATAAACTTAAGCACCTCGGCACTAAATCTAACTAAAATCTCTTCTATGTCTTTTTTAGTACCTGCATCAAGAATTTGCTCTACTTCTTCAATCGTTTTAGGAGTGCTTGTGAAAAGCATTCCAAAGTAGCCTAAATCTACTATCAAATCAAAGTCGATTCCTTCTTCTGTGTTTTCTAATTCCTTAAAAATCTCGGTTAATTTCTTACCTCGTTTTTTTTCAATCTCTTTAATAGCTCTAAAGCTAAATTTAAACTCGTAGTTTGTGTTGTTAAGTGTTATCATCTTGTTAGTGTTAATAAATAATCTTGATACTTCAAATATACGCCATCCTGAGAACTTATGTTATCAAATCCGCTATTTTGATTTTGGAAGGATATATTTTGAACTTGTGAATCTTTGTAATAGTCTAATGCGCCTCTTACCGCCTCGGCTATTGCGTTTGCGTTTGGGTTCGTTTTACTTAAACTTGTTACTTGAACTCGGTAAAAGTCCATTTCACTTGCACCGCTCTTAGTGTTGGTTGGCATTGTGCTTACTACTTCAAAAACTATAAAAGGGAATTGAGTAGTTTGCGGTGCTTGACTTGGGAAAACTTTGTAAGAAGCCACGCCAGAAGTAACCGAACCAACTAAGCCCGTAACCGCTGCATCACTTATTAAAATATCGTATATAATTTTGTCAATACTCACGCTACTAATCCTTGTTTTTTTGCTTCTTTTCTTACTAAACCTAAAATACCCTCTTTAATCATACTAATACATTGAGGTTTTACCATATCGGTAGCTTTTCTGATTACTCCGAAAGGTTCAATAGAACCTGTGCTAAGTGTTGCCCCATATACTTTTGTCAATCCTGTTTTTTGCTTATTTTTTACTATCCCAATTCCACCAAGTTTATGATTTGCCCTAAACCTTGGAACCGTTCCAAACTCTAATAAGTGAGCAGCATTACCTCCGTAACTAATTCTTAAACCGCTTCCAGAAGTGTAGCGAGGTCCAACGTAGTAAGTGAAGTATGGTTCTCCTTTTTTTCTTGTACGCTTAAACGCCTCTACTGAATTAGCCAAAGCGCCTGTTTTGGTGTGAACCGAATAACCTGCTTTAATTGCTTTTACGAGTGGAGCGGTGGCACTATGTACGACCGCATCCACCTCTTTAGCATCAAGCCATTCCGTTTTAGCCAGACTTTGAATTAACTCATTAATACCTGTAATTTTTAAGCTAATCATTGTCTTTTGCTATTGCTCTTATTTTTAAGCCTTCATTTAATCTTGCACCAAACTCATCAATTGAAGTGATGTTGAAAGTTTTGCCTCTCCAAGTTAATCTCATAGTTTCAGTTATGGTTAACCCCGTAGCCCTTACTTCTACATCTATAATGATGTTGGCTACTTTTTCATCACTTTGTTGACCTTCTGCCCCTCCAACAGGTGTAACTTTTGCCCAAAGGTCATAAAGTTTAGTGTACGCCCAAATCGGGCTACCGTCATTTGCAGTAGCTCCGTTTGGCGTTAATACCTCTATCCTTTGGTCATATTTACCGAAGTTTATCATTAAACCGTACCTGTAGTTGGTGCGCCTGTCATTTCTAAAGTACCGCTAAATGTAACGGCATCTTCCATTGGTGCAGTTTCGCTCAATGAGCTAATAAGACAAGTAGCTTGGTAGTAGATATCTCCTGCTGGACCTGACCAACGAGCGGTAAAAGTTGACTTGCTATTCAAAGCTACGAAAGCTTGAGAAAAGCCCCAATTACCATTTTCAACAAAGACTCCTTCAAAGTCAAATGTTGCAGAACCTTGTCCGTAGATTGATTCCTTCCAACCTCCCGAATCTTTATTTGATACGTCAATCAAAGCACGAGTAAAACTCATTGTGTTTGATTTTAAATTTGCAACGGTAGTTCCGTTTATTTTTAATACAACGGCCGTGCCGTTTAATGGTGATGAACTTGGCATATACTTGTTTTTTTTATTAATCTATAATTGCTAAAATATCGGTTGCAGTTGTACCGGTAGCGAATACTTTAGAACATCCTATTGGTAGGAATGAACCATCTGGCACGTTTTTAAATATTTGTGCGCCACCAACTCCCGTAGTGCTTGCGCTATCTGTTTGACCATTGTACCAAGGCAGAACTACTACATCGCCTCCTGTACCTACATACAATGAACCTATTTGGTCATTGCTATTCTCATCTTTAATGTTTACCGTATTGCTCGGTGTAACTTTTACTACTTTTTTTCCTATTAAACTTAACATCTTTTTTATATTAGTGGTGCGAAAATAAAATTATTTCTATATGGTTCTAACAAGAACTCACTTGCGTGTGGTATCTCGTTTACTTGTGTTCCTGTAACTACATCTTGTCTGTTTTCGTAAAGATGTCCGATAATCATATACATAGCTTGAATTATCGGGCTTGGAACGGCCGCAGCGTTTGCATAACCACAAGTAAAATTTACTTGTAAGGTGTTCATACGCTCAAAGCATTGAGGAATGTTTTTTAATCTAAACCTCGCTGGGCTGCCGTAAATATCTACTTCATAATTGCTTGCTGCAAGCGTTTGAAGTGCGTCATTTACATCATAATAAGTAACCGATTGGAAAGATACCAATGGCGCTTTATTTATGTTGTAAGGCGTTGTTTTCAATTCATCGTAATCAAGTTGGAAAGCCATTGTTTGGCTGATTAAAGGTCGCCAAATTCTACTCTCAACTTGTTGTCTTGCAACGGTTATAAGACTTGTTACAAAGGTCTGCTCGGTATCGCCATTAAGGCGTAAGAAGTCCTTAACCTGTTGGTAGGTCAAAGGCTCGGATGCAGGTTCTGTAAGTTGTCTATAAGTTGCCATTTATTTCTTCTTTTTTGGTTTTTCTGGTGTTTCAATTTCTGAAACTATTGCTTTTTCTATTTGGTTTTCGGCCTCAACCGCATAACCTAACTCAATCATTTGCTCTGCTAATACTTCGCTAACTATTGCTTCTTCTCCTACAACGTAGGCAAGATTAAACATTCCGACAGGGCTTTTTAAAAATCTAACTTTCATATTTTTTTAAATTAGGGGGCAAGCCGAAACCCACCCCCATTTATACAACTAACAACGATTGCTTATGTAGTGGTAGCGTCTAAGATTGCACCAAATACCGCTGGTTGCTCAAAAGCACAATCCCAGAAAGTATTTGCAACGATACGAGTCTGGCCTGTTCTTGCTAAAGTGTATGGGTCAATAATTACATCCATTCCACCGAATTGACCGATTGCAGACTTACCGAACTCTCCGCAAATGATTGCAGAACAAACTCCTGTGGTAGAACCTTTAGTCAAATTGCTTGGTACGTTTGAAGTAATTGCAGTAATCTTTCCGTCAATTACTCCTGGCTGACCATTGAAGTAATTTTGGTAAGCCATAATCATAGCACCAGAACCGCTATCGATTGCAGTTTGCTTTAATTTAGCTTCTACCTTTGGATTGATTAAGAATTTAAGGTCTTCAACTCTTGCATTTGCAGTTCCTAAAGTTTGAACTAACTCAAGAATCTTAGCGTAAGAAGGTGCGCCACCGTTTGTACCAATTGCTACATTTTGGATGTTTGCAGTTCCAAGTAAACCTGTCATTGCAGAACCAGAACCATTGATGTAAGCAGCCTCAACCGCTACATAGATTGATTCCATTAAAGACTGAATAACAAATGCCTCTAATTGTGGATTCTGAATTAACAACTGATTTGACATAGGAATGAAAGAACCTAATCTGTGAGGAGTCATAGGTCTTGAAGCAGTAGTAGGAGCGCCACTTGCTAATTCTTCGATTTCAGTACCCCAAGAGCTAACTACTCCTGTCGCTAAACCTGTTAAATCTACATTGTTAGCTAAACCGCTTAACATCTTAACTCCTAATACATCAAGAACTCTCTTAGCATACAAAGCGTCAAAGAATCCTACTTTGTCAGTTTGGATAGTGTTACCACCACCTGTTGCTGAACCTGCGGTCATACGCTTTTCTGCCATAGCATCCAATACGTTTTTGCCTAAGTAAGTTCCTTTAACTTCGAATCCATTTGAGCGAGCTTCTTTAGCTGATTCATCGATTAACTCTTTTTCTAAACCATCTACGGGTTTGTTGTTTAAACGAGCTTCGATTAACTTTCCTAAAGAGAAGTTTCTCAATTCTTTTTCTTCGCTCTTAGATGCTGATGCACCTGCTGCGGCTGATGCTATTGCTGCTTGACGCTTTTCTTCACGCTCGGCATTGTCAATAGACAAAGATAACTTTTCAACTGCATCGTAATGACCGTTTAATTCAACTTCTTGGTCAGCGGTGCGAGTTTCTAACGCCATTAACGAATCTATCTTATCGTTAACGCTCTTGCGCTCTTCACGCAATTGTAGGGCTGTTTTTTTCATTTTATTTTTTTCTTAATTGTTTTTTATAAAAATATTTATCTTTTTTTGCTTCGGTTGGTTTGCTTAAGTTACGAGAACGAGCAGCTACGGTAGTAGTTTGATAGGCAGGGAATGTAACAGGTCCAAGTTCGTACAACTTTTCAATTTCTAAAATTTCTCTTTCTTCTACTCCGTCTGCCGATTCTCCCCAAGAATCTTTACGCACTATAAACATAAAACTTGAACCTTTTATGAATCCTAATCCAATGTTTTCTGCTACCTTTTCAGCACAATAGTTTTTTATAGCGTATCTATACTTTAATTGATTGTTCTCAATAGATATCATCAAGTCATCTTCCTTGCCTGTTGCACGGCTTAAAATCTCGTTAGAATCGTGATTAAATAAACTAACTACGTTAGACATATCGCAATTATCAAACGCTCTTGCGTTAATCTTTTCACGATACCAACCCATATCGGTATAAACTTCCATAACTGCGCCAACTCCCTCAATCATTCTATACTCAATCTCTTCTTCGCCTTCGTTACGTTTTTCAACTATAACTTTAAACTCTGGGTTAAACATCCTTGCCTCGGCATTTGGATGGATTTTTTCTATATCTTCTTTTTTCATTGGTCTGTTCCTTTCGTACTTGTTTGTGATTGGTCTTTATTTGCCCAAAAATCATTCTCCTTTGCCGCAGGAATCATATTCACAGGGCTATAAATTTGGTCTGCAAAAGTTTCGTTTATAGTATTTAATCCTACAAACCTTCTTCCGTCATTAGAAGTGATGAATCCTGCGTATTTAAGTGTCTTAAGATACTCAGCCGTTGACTGCATATCGCCACGCATTAGCATAGCTACATTAAACTTAGCATCCAAACTATCCATTTCATCAAATCTGAATAGCTTTCTCTCTATTTCTTGCTCCCAACGAACGAACCACGGCATTAAGCAGTCTGTTACATATTCGATGTTTAGTTGTTCTAAGTTACTTGAACCTGTTGCGCCTGCTTGAAGTTTCGATAAAGGCATTCTAAACCATTTTGCTACATCTGCCACACTAAACTCTTTTGCTTCTACCATTTGAGCCTCGTTTGGTTGGGCTGATATTTTACTAAACTTTGCACCACTATGAAGTAAAGCTACTCCGTTATTAGTGCCGTTTATATTTTTATAGGAATCGTTAAATGAGTTCTTTATTGAGTTGGCCGTGTTTTCATCCTTAACTACTCCTGGCACTTCTAAAACTCCTGTCATAGTTGCACCGCTTCCAAAGAATGAACTTGCGTAAGATTGAATCGCCAATGCTGAACCTAAAGACTCGGCCGCATATTGTAAGATTGATTTACCTACATATCCATCGCCCATTGCACGAATGTGAAATATATTATCTTCGCTAAATATACCTTCTACTCCAGACTTTACATCATTGATGATGTAGTAAAGTTTTTGGTCAACTATTTGAACCGTTACATTAGTCGGGTCAACTATTACCATTTGAGTAACTTTCCCGTCTGGGTCTCTTCTTAAGTAAGCATAAGCATTACCAAATCTCAAAGCATACTCTTGCATCGTTTGTTTGAACGTAAACGGAGTATAAAGATTAGAAGGCATCTTGTTTAATAAACTTGTAGCTCTATGCTTTACATAAGTTTTATTGCCTTGCTCATCCACGCTAAAGGTTTCAAAAGGTACTTTAGCCAAATCTTCTGATATGTTTCTGATGCAAGCATAATAAGCCGATAACTTCATAGAAGTTTCAGCGTTTACCGTTTGACCCGATGTATTAAAAACTGATTGAAACCAAGACTTTACTTGAGATAAAGTATAAGTTGACTCTTGCACACCTCCGTATAACTTAGGTGCTGCCCTTTCTTCAACTCCAAATATGCGCTGAATTATCCCCATTTGAGGACAAACTTACAACGGAATACAGAATTTAATTAAGGTAGATAACTTTTGTTACTATTTTGTTACCGATAACTTGCGTGGTAAATAGATTTTTCCTTACGGAAATGCCCATAAGTTTTAAAACGATTGAATCCAAATTTCTTCAGATGCCATTCTTCTAACTCGTTCCAAATTGCTTCCCCGTTTTTATCTCGGTTCTTTTCGTTTACTACCATTTTAAGGTAGCGGTTAAAGTATTCTTGTTTATTCATTACCATACATAATTGTCTATTATTGGGTTATCCTTCCAATCTTCTAAGGCTCGGCCGATTGCATTTACTACCGCACAAGGTCCATCAACTTTGTTTTTAGATTTTCCTTTGTGAATTTTGTAGTTTCCGTTAGCGTCATCTTGGTAGACTTCTACGTTTGAAATCATCCAAGCCATTACGGGGTTGTTATCGTGGATAAGAGTTTCATTCATTATCCATTCGTAAAGTTGTTTGGTTGGTCCTGTAACTGCGCCTACTGACTGACTAAAGGATTCTACATTGATTGAATGTTCGTTGTAAAGTTGAATCATAAACATACTTGCAAGTGCTTTGTCATAAGCAATAGGTTTGTATTCAAAGTTAGAACAGATGTTTAAAATATCTGTCTTGATGTAATTGTAGTCGGTTGCATCGCCAGAAGTTAAAGTGATGTGTCCTTCTCTTGCCCATTGAATAAAGTTTAATTGATCTGCCTTGGTTCTTTTACCTGCCATTACTTCGGGGATGTAGAATTTCATAAACAATCGCATCTTGGTTCTATCCTCGTTCGGGATGAGAATTGCAAGTGCTGAAAAGTCCCCTGTGCTTCCTAAGTCAAGTCCGATGTAAGCGGTTTGTCCGTAATAGTTTTCGATTGAATCGCAAATGCCTAAACTTGACCACCTTTGGCTATCAATCCAAGTCTTTGCCGAATCTGCCCAAATGTTTAGATGCTTAGTTATGAATGAAGGTTGTTTGCTTGGTTGTTCATCTGCGGTCTTAAATTCTTTTTCTAATTTGTCGGGCAAAACCGAAACCCCATAGTTTGGATTGGCTTGCTTCCATACTTGTTCATCTCGCCAATCTTCTGAGTCGGCTTCGTAAAGTACTACTAAATGACTTTCTACATCGCTAAACCCTTCTAAGATATTTTTGCAGTTTTTAATGTGCTGGAAGTATGGTGCGTTCTTATCCGTGCCTGCGGTTGAGATTGAAAAGAATAAAGCGCCATCCCTTGCCGCTTGACCTGTGATGAGATTTTCTTTAAGTTCATCGGTTTTCTGCAAGTGGTATTCATCAAAAATAACCAAAGAAGAACCAAAGCCTTCTACGCTTGGCGCATCCCCTGACAAGGCTTTTATATTTGTCTGGTTTCTATTCGATATTACCGCAAACTGCATAACCCTAAAATAACTTTGAAGGTTTGGAGTAAGTTGCACCGTTCTCTTAACCGCCTTAAAACAGATATTTGCCTGCTCTCTATTGGTTGCGGCCATATAAATTTGACCTGCATAATCTGACTGCTCTAAAAATGCGTAAGCTATTGCTATGGCTGCGGCTAAAGCGGTCTTTCCATTTTTCTTTGGAACGTGGACCGTAACTTCATCAAATCTTCTTAAGTTAGTCTTTTTGACTTTCCACCCAAAAGTCATAGCAATAATAAAGGCTTGCCAATCTTCCAATAAGAAAGGTTTACCCGCCCACTTAGATTCTGTTAAACTTAATCGTTCAATAAACTTGATATATCGGTCAGCCTCTACCGAATCAAAGTAGTATAAGTCGCTTAAAACTAATTCGCTATTCAACTTCTCGCATATCTTTTTAATGTGCTTGCCGTGGTTTACCTTACCGCTAATCACATTACTTATGTATTTTTCGTACTTAGTCATTTTTTCTTTTGTTTTTATGGTGGCTCAATCGCATTTTACCCAATGTTCATAAGGTAGTGTGTTATGCAAGTTAGCCCAATAAAAAGTTTAATCAAAGTCGCTAAATGGGTTTTGTTCGTTTTTAACAGGTGCGCTCAATCTTGCTCGGTCGCTTGGAGTGATTCCAAACTTAGAACACATTGAGTTATAGTTCTTAAACGCATCATTCCTAACTTTAAGCATTTGGTTTGGTACTTTCTTAGTTCCTATCAAATCGCCATCCTTGCTATAAACATTCTCTTCTACCTCTAAGCCTTGAGCCTTAACCAAATCATCCGCTTCGCAATAAGTTCCGTATTCGTTGCACAAAATTAATAAACTTCCTACATCTACATTAGTAAGTATTCCAATAGGTAGGTATTCATCAACTATTGAGCGCCAAAGACTTTTAGCCCATTCGTTTAGTTCGGTTGGCTCGGTCAAAGTTAAAGGAATGATAGGTTTTATAGGGTTTTTTACTTCCCTATCCTTTCTAAAAGTACCTTCTAACTTCTTTATTTCATCTGGTTTTCTGTGGCTCATCGTGCGTATATTAACAAATTTTTAGATTAGTCTAAATTTATAAAACTATAAACTGACAATAGGTACATTTAAGATATCCAGTGATTTGAACG